CAACACTGGCAAAGGTGCACAAGCAAGCGCAACTATTTACAGCATAATTGAAACTGCTAAAAGTTATGGCCTTTCTGTAGAAAAGTACTTAGTGTATTTAATGAATGGATTATCAAATGAAACAACTTCAATAGAAGATATTATGCCATGGTCCAAATCGCTACCAGAAGATCTTAAAGTTCAAAGTAAATAAATATGAAATTTTAGCCAATAGCATAAGAGTTATATTATGCTATTGGCTTTATTGTATCAGAACTAAATTTTTTATTGTAGACGTACTTTCTTTGACGCTTACATATGAGTGAACAGTCTCCTTATTTTCTATCTTCCTTTTCTTGGAATTACGATATTGTAATTTGCTTCTAAATCATCAAGTATATGATTATGATTTAATGCACTAGGTTCTACTTCAACAAACTCACCTAACTTAAAGAGTTCTTTTGGATTGCGTATTACTGTTTTGGTGGCTAATTTTTGGTACGGTTTGAATCGAATATACACGTTCTTTCCACGGTTTGTGCCTTCTGTAATTGGATTTATAGGTCTATGAGCAACCTTGAAACTTTCAGTTGCTGCATTAACAGATTCAGTTGTAATTTCCTCGATGTTGTTAATCAAAGACTGAATAGTACTTGCACTATTGTTTGAAATATACATACAGTTAGCAACGTGGTCTCCGCTTCCAAAACCACGAGCAACTGTGAGAATATCATCAGCAGTAAATATATCTAGAAAGTCTTGCCCGGTTTTTCCAGATCTTCTTCCAAAGCATATACTTACGCCAACATAAGGTGCAGTTGCAGTTTTTGCCCATTCGTTAGCCCAAACGGTAGATGCCTTTGTCATTCTTTCAAAAGCTGCCGTTCCAAACTCAGCTATGAATCTTTTATGTCCATACCAATTTCCGAAATAATCTGCATTTCTAAGTTTGGCAGAAATTTTAATTGGCTCTCCCTCGCTTAATTTGATAATAACATCAGTTTTATTATCTTTGCTTTTACTACCAATTCCATCAACGGATACTATTTTAGCACCAGGAATAATTCCTTCCTTAAGCATCCAATCAGGTAGAGTTGATGGTAGACTTTCTCCAATGTGTTTACTAACCATTGTGACTATTTCATTTTCAAATGCGTCTGAAGCTTTTGACATAGTTTATTTCCTCCTTGGTTTAATCCTTTATCGTTTCCATGATGTCTTCCAACTTACAATCCATAGCCTCACAGATTTTGAGAAGAACATCAGTTGTGATGTTTGCACCTTTGCCAAGTTTGGCTATGGAAGCTGCACTGATTCCAGCAGCATCCTTAAGATCATTTTTATTCATTTCTTTGTCGATTAACATTTTCCACAATTTGTTATAACTGATTCGCATAATTAACCTCCTTGCTTTACAACCAAAAATCAAATGATTCTTCTTGCTGTTTTTCTGTGAGATAGTTTTTTAAGAGTTCTACATCTTTACTGATATCTCGTGGTCTGATTCGGTTAATAACCTTTTCCTCGACTTCAGGAGTCCAGTAGATTTTTAATTTTTCTCTGGCTCTTGTGATAGCAGTGTAGAAGATATTGTGAGTTACTAATTCTTCCACCTCATCGGTAATAACTATCTTTACAGAGTCATATTCAAGACCTTGTGCTTTGTGTATTGATACAGCATAAGCAATTTGGAATGGTACAACAGTGAATGAGGTACTTTCATCTCCATCTTCGTCAGCACTCTTTAATTTGTGAACACAAAATCTAACTAACGATTTTCCTTTGCTTTCCCAACATTCAAGTAGTTCGAGATTAATACGCCGGAGATCACTTTCATCTACTGCCTTAGGTATCTCAACATCAAACTGAATGCGTTCTTCATGAGTGCCGGGGTCTAAGATTTCTATTCCCTTGATTATTCCCTTCATATTATTGTGTATGACAGGGAAGAACCTATCTGAATCAAGGAAGAGAATCGGGTCTCCAACTTTATACTGTTGAATGTCCCATTGAACAGCAGGATTAGGATTGCTTTCCTGTAGGAATCTATTGATGTTGTTGATTCCATATAAACCATCGTAGTTTAGGCAGAGGATAGCCTCTCCGGGTTCAAGAGAAGAGAGAAGGGATTCATCTACTTTTAAGGAGTAGCTTTCTCTTTCGATGACTTCTTTTGCAGTATCATCCATCTGTCTGACCTTATCCCACAGTTCAAGTAATCGTTCATCCTTTGTTCGATGGGGCTGGGTTAGTTCAAATACAGCACTTTCTGGTAAAAATGCTTTTAATACCGAGAACCAATTTCCAAATTGAATCGCATCAATCTGATAAGTATCTCCAACCAATAAAAGCATTTCAAAATTTGCCTTTTGAAGAACCTCAACCATATCTTTGTTGCTGACGGTACTACACTCATCAATAACCAATAATTTATACTTCGCAAAAGCAGACCCTTGACGTTTGAAACTTTCAATTGTTGAGAAAGTTGTATTTTCTGCATCAATCTTTCGCATCAGGTTCTCTTTTGCTGGATTTGTTTGTGTAAGGTATAGCTTGGAATCATCATTTAAGTAGTGAGAAACATGGTTTATTAGCGTAGATTTTCCTACACCTGCTGAACCGTATATCACACCAACCTTTGATTCCGAAAATATACGGGTAATGATGTCTTTCTTTTCATCGCAGTCAATTTCGTAATCATCGAACATCAGCCAAATTTCAACATCGGCACTGTAGTTCTCAATACCTGATTCTGCCAACTCTTGTAATTTTTCAATTACAGTGCAAGTATCGAGTTTGTAATCGTTTATAAATACTTGATTATGTTCAAGCATTAAATCACTTTCAGGTCTGTGCCCTGAATAAAGGCTATCGTTATACTGTTCGATGAGTCTTGGGTAATCAGGAAAATTACCTAGTTCATCAACATCAGTAAAGAGTTGTCCTCTACCTTCAGTGTTGTTCCTTATAAATCTTGCGAACAATTCTGGGCGTTTGTCTTTACACGGAATACAATCAAAAACAGCACCTAGTTTTGGATTATGTCCAACAGGAGATCTGTTAAATGGTAAAGAATCAAACTGCCTGCAACCGTTTGATAAATATAAATTAGAAAGATGACTGTTTCCGGCGTGTACCCATTCTTCATAATATTTGCTATAGTAGCCGTCCGAATATTGACCTTTAATAATAACATTGTTCATGTTATAGAGAAGGTATCGCAGCACATTCTTTCCGTTACGACCATTTCGAATAAGTTCTCTGCAGTAATCTAAAATAGGAATAAATACCATAGACTTAAGGCTATTTTTCCATTCAAGAGTAAGCCTATCATATGCTTTATCCGGGAAGTCCATTAGAGCAGTCAAAGTGTATTTTGTTCTGGTAAGGAACTCACAGATTAAGCGTTGCTCTGGATATGGTACTCTTTTTTTCTCTCCTTTTATCAGTTTAATAAAATTTTGAAATTCACAGTCACGAATGGAGACCTCCCAGCCGTCAATAATAATGATAGGCATTGTTTTTCCTAATATCTCGATAGTCTCATGTACGAGATGAAACTTTGATGCGTAATTGCTTTTGATTGGTAGTTTAGTAAAAGCAATTACCCTATTAGATTTGGACTTGTTTTTTCTATCATCTATTGGTGTAAATGTGATTTCATAATATATGTGTCTGTTAACAAACAGTGGCTTAATTTTCTGAATATAGTATTTGTCATTTTTTTCAGCTTTGAATTCCACTGGATATCGTTCTATTTTTTCAGAAATCTTTTTATAGTATTCCTGTAAGGTATCATCTAGATGAAGAGGAAACTTATCTAAATTATGCAGTACCTCAATACCAAAGTAGTGCCAGATAAGATTCTTTGCTTCTAACAGGTATTGATAATACTTAAGCATTAATCGTTCGGAGCCGTCTTCATCCAATGTATATTGTGTGGTGACTACTTCCAGGTAATTATGGAATTTATATAAAGTGTACAGTTCACTGTTTATCTGTGCAAACTCTGTGGCCTTTGCTATGTTTTCGGCAGTGATAGGTATTTCTCTGCCGTTGGCATAAAACTTGAGCATGACATGATTTACGAACTTTGTCAGCTGCTCTAAAATATCTTGAGAAATAGCACCACGAGAATTGTTTTCTATTTCATCTAAATGCCTACATATGACGTTGTCTATTTTACGGATGGATTCATCAATCGATGGCATCAACATCCTCCTTTCCGATTAATAATTTTCTCCATCGTCCCAGTCATCGATAAATGCATCATACGGAAATGTTCCGGCAAACTGGTCGGGATGAAGCTTTACATACAAATTGCGTATTTTGGTTCTGGAACTTCCTAAAAAAGGAGTTGCAGAACCACTAGCTAAGAAGCTATTGCTTACATTGTTTAATTCTCCAAGTAACCCAAAAACATATGATTTTAAAGATGGATCAGCAAATGTATCTGCTTTTGACATCCATTTGGCTTCATACAAGTCTTTTATTTTAGATGGCAGAGTCATGTCGATTAATGACTCAGCATAGTTTTCTCCGATGAGAGTAACCATGATTTCGTCATAATCTGCAGTGAATTCTTCAAGCAGTAAAATGTCCGCCGAAGAGTATGGAGACTCATTTGTAGTTTGCTTACTCGGAATCTCAAGTGCGTTCGTATCTGTATTATCCTCGGGGATTGGATATAAACGCACATAAATATCTTTCATTTCAGTTCGCTTTTTTATAGTCTCTGGCCGAAGGACATCACGTAGCTGATTACCTTCTTCAATGGATTCGTTCCTAAACCAAAGAATATCAGTATCAGGAATCCATCGTAAAAACTTATCTGAAATGTAGTAAGTGTAATCTCCAAGTACCTGCATTGCATCAACTACAAGCTTTCTTAAACAGGCATCTTGAATTTTTCGCACATCATATTTCCATGATTGAAGAAAATCATTAATTTCGTCAGCAAGTGATAACTTTGTTCCTTCTCCTGTAGGGTCATGATCCATACAATATGTGAGAAGGGGTTCAACCTGACTTTTGAATCGTTCAAGAAAGGCATAATCTTTTGGATTTAGTCTATTCTCGTCAAGCGTGTCAGTTGAAGTAGTGGGACCAACTAAATTTGAAATAGCATTACCCCATACATCCGCAATAGCCTGTCCTGAAGCCAAGACTTTCTCGGTAAGAATATCATGTGGCGTTTTTTCACTGTCTTTTTTAGCACTCTTCGGAGTGCTTTTTCTTTTTTGCACAGCAGTCGTTGTAAGAATCTCTTCAAACAAATATGCGATTTTCTCTGAAGCATTGTACAGGTTTATATCTTCTATATGAGTTTGAAAAGCATCGCACAACCTTTGCGTTGTTGCTTCTTGAAAATTATCTAAATACGAAATGAACTGTTCCGGCTCAATGTGTGGTAAAACACGCTTTGCTATATTTGTAATTTTAGTATTGCCATTGTAATAGGCCTTAAAAGTGTTTTCACTTATATCTTCAATTTGTAATAAACCCTCTTCAGTGATGATTGATTCAAACAGTGTTTTGGTAAAAACATGAGTGCTGTATGAACCACCGATGATGGGTTTTAGTATTTCTGCAAATTCTGTGAATTCCATAATCCACCTCTTTCTTCATTACACCCAAGACTACCGAAGCCTACCAGCCACTACCAAGTTCTACCGACCCACTTATCTATAATGTGAAGTGTAAAAAGCAAACAGCGAGCGCTTGCTACTTGTAAGGCTGTATTGGGAAATTGTTCTACTCAATATTATATCAGAAAAGAACGCAAAAATCTACACTTTCACAGTTTGTTAATATGCGTTCACAGAGAAAATTTACAAATGTAGTTATTTTACCTCTCTGACCTTTAGTTGAGTTCATTAGGTGAATTCAACTAAGTGCCAGAGGCACTTAAAAATAAATATCACAAGGCCTGATTAGCTATAAGGGCATTGGGATACAGATATCGGCATCAATCACAGGACAACCTGTGAAAGGTGCGATAGAAGTACCCTTATTTCCTTATGCTCTTTTTCAGGCATTTCATGGGTCGGTACTTCTATAAGCAACAACCCTATTTGTTTCCTATGCCCTTCTGCAAGAACCAGGCAGAAAGGCAGGAACTTTATGAAAATCAAGATTCGTTACGAGAACGAGTATCAGACACTTGAGGTCGAAAACATGGAATTGGAGAAATGGTTAAATATCTCCATTTCAGAAGAAGAAAGTCAGGAAGACTACGAAAAGAGAATCCAAGATGTAATCGAAGAGAGATTTAACAGACCCGATTACAACAGTTGGCACAAGCATGACCGTCATACTGGCAACGCTTATATGAAGAGCAAGGACGGGACAGTTGAGGTCAACACAGAAGAGGCAATCATGTTCAGAGCAACTGATAAGTCAGCCTTTAACAGTTCAATTGATGGAGTACATAACCAGCTTGAATACGAAGAGTGCTGTGAAACTTTGAGAAGTCTTCTTAAACCTGCGCAGGCAGATATGGTAATTGCTATTGCCCTTGACGGTTACACCGTTGGTGAGTATGCAGCAGAAATTGGTGATGATGCCAATAATGTCAGTCATCGTTACAGACGTGCAATCAACAAATTAAAAAAAATATTTTCAAAAACGTCCTTTTAACCCTTCTCCCAAGGCTACCAGGTAGAAGGGTAACACCTCCGAGAAATTAATTTAAGGAGGTAATTCGTATGGAATTACAAGTATTTAACAGCACAGAGTTTGGCTCTGTAAGAACAGCAACTGTAAACGGTGAGGTTATGTTTGTTGCAAAGGATATAGCAACAATTCTTGGATACAGCAATCCGAGAGATGCTATTAACAAGCACGTTGATGATGAAGACAAGGGGGTAGCAAAATGCGACACCCCTGGTGGAACGCAGAATTTAGTCATGATCAATGAGTCAGGTCTTTACAGTCTTATCCTTTCAAGCAAAATGCCTAATGCGAAGAAGTTCAAACATTGGGTAACGGCAGAGGTTCTTCCGGCTATCCGTAAGCATGGAATGTATGCCATCGATGAGATTTTGGAAAATCCTGATCTTGCGATTGCAGCACTTACACAGCTTAAAGAAGAGCGTGAGAGAAGAAAACAGCTTGAATGTCAGACGCTTATTCAGCGTCAGCAGATTGCAGAGATGCAGCCAAAGGCAAGCTACTATGACCTTATTTTACAGAACAAGAACACAGTTCCTATTACACAGATTGCAAAGGACTACGGTATGAGCGGCCGCAAGTTCAATGAACTTCTTCATGAACTTGGAGTTCAGTACAAGTTCAGAAAGACATGGCTTTTATATCAGCAGTATGCAGAATGCGGATACACACAATCACGTACCTATGCAATTGATGAGAGCAGAAGTGTGATGCATACCTATTGGACACAGAAGGGCAGACTTTTCCTTTATGACCTTCTGAAGAACGAAGGCATCTTACCAGTCATTGAACAGGAGGATTAAAAGATATGGGCATTGATAAGTTTAATCATGAGGGTTATTCCGACCTGACTACATATGAGGCTCTTACCAACATTCATCGTGAGGAAATGGCAGCTGATAAAAAGGCTGCCTATCTTCCTTTGGTGTATGTGTGCAGTCCGTATGCAGGTGATATTGAAACTAATGTAAAGAATGCAAAACGATACAGCAGATTTGCTGTTGATGAAAATGCTATCCCGGTAACACCTCATCTTTTATATCCGCAGTTCATGGATGATGGGAATGCATCGGAAAGAGAGATGGCTATGCATTTCAATTATGTACTTCTTGGCAAATGCACAGAGGTCTGGGTATTCGGTGGTGTGATAAGCCGAGGCATGGCTCGTGAGATTAGTGTTGCAAAGAAAAGAAGAATGAAGATCAGATGGTTTACTCAGGATTTGAAGGAGGTCGGAGAATATGATTAATTTCACTGTTTATTCAGCAGACTGTGTCGGCAACAGCGGTAACTGTCTGTATCCCAATAAGAATATTGTGACGGATAAAGAGTCCTTTATCAAAGCAACGAAGATGGATCATGTAACTGCAAAGTATAAAGGAAATTATCGAAGTAAGGATAATTTCGAGTCCTCCGACTGTATTCCGCTTGACTGTGACAATGACCATTCGGATAACCCAAATGAATGGGTAACCCCTCTTGATATAGCACTTGAAATACCGGGTGTTGCTTTCGCTGTATCTTACAGCAGACACAACAACCTTCCAAAGGGAGATAAGTCTGCTAGACCAAGATTTCATATCTTCTTCCCTATTGAGATTGTATCGGATGAACAGGAGTATGCAGATATGAAACGCAGGATTGCAGACACTTTTCCTTATTACGATACCAACGCACTTGATTCGGCTCGTTTCCTTTATGGAAATGACTCTGATGAAGTGGAGTTCTATGAGGGTGACAAGACTATTATTGATTACCTGGAAGAGGATGATTTTGCTGATTTCGATGCAAGCCTTGAGCAAGTGCCGGAAGGTCAGCGTAACAGTACTATGAGTCACATTGCCGGAAAGATTATCAAGAGATATGGAAATACAGAAGATGCTTATCAGATATTCCTTAAGAAGGCAGAACTCTGTAATCCACCACTTCCTGAAAGTGAACTCAAGGTGATATGGAGAAGTGCATCGAAGTTCGGTAACAAGGTGTCAAACCAGGAAGGCTACATTCCTCCTGAACAGTACAACTCTGACTGCAGATTAAAGCCGAATGATTTCTCGGATGTGGGACAGGCTACTGTTCTTGCAACTGAGTATAAGGATATCCTTCGCTATTCCCCATCGACTGATTACATGGTCTACAACGGCAGTTTCTGGGAAGAGTCAAAACCAAAGTCCCAGGGTGTTTCCCAAGACTTGACGGAAAGACAGCTTGCAGAGGCTGAAACCGAAATGAAGAAGGCTATGGATGAACTTGTAAAGAATGGTGGCATGGAAATTCTTGTATCCGTGGGTCCGAAAAAAGCTGTGCAGATGTTCAATAAACAGCAGGCTCATGCTTATGAGATGTATGAAGATGCTTCTGTCTATAAGAAGTATGCCATTAAGAGAAGAGATACGAAGAACATTGCTGCCACATTAAAAGAGGCTCGTCCGATGCTTGAAGTGGAACAGAGAAACCTTGATGCCGATGAGTTTATGCTGAACACACCGACTCTTACCTATGATTTAAGACAGGGCACCAAGTTCCCAATGGAACACAGACCGGAGCATTTCATCACAAAACAGACAATCGTTGACCCATCAAGTGATGGAGCCGATATTTGGGCAGCTGCACTTGATACATTCTTTTTAAAGGATACAGACCTTATCGATTATGTTCAGAGAATGGTTGGTCTTTCTGCAATCGGCAAGGTGTATGTGGAGGCACTCATTATCGCATATGGAGAAGGCCGCAATGGTAAGTCTACATTCTGGAATGTTATCGCAAGGGTTCTTGGTACATATTCAGGAAACATCTCTGCCGATATGCTTACCGTTGGATGCAGAAGAAATGTCAAGCCAGAACTTGCCGAGGCAAAGGGTAAGAGAATGCTCATTGCAGCAGAACTTGAAGAAGGTATGAGATTGAATACTGCCAATGTTAAGCAGCTCTGTTCTACAGATGAAATCTATGCTGAAAAGAAGTATAAAGATCCGTTCTCATATACTCCGACACATACACTTGTGCTTTATACCAACCACCTGCCAAAGGTCGGTGCTATCGACAAGGGTACCTGGAGAAGACTTATAGTTATCCCATTTGATGCCAAGATTGAAGGAAGTGCTGATATCAAAAACTTCGCAGATTATCTGTTTGAAAAGGCAGGTGGTGCAATCCTTACATGGGTTATCGAAGGTGCAAGAAAGGTAATCGCAGACAACTATAAGATTGACCTGCCACAGAAGGTGCGTGATGCTATTGAGCATTATAAGGAAAGTAATGACTGGCTTTCCTACTTTTTAAGTGAACGCTGCGAACTTGACCCTGCCTATGTGGCAAAGTCGAGCGAGGTATATAACGAGTATCGAATTTTCTGTACCCAGGTGGGTGAGTTTACAAGAAGTACAACTGATTTCTACACAGCTTTGGAAACGGTCGGATTTGAAAGATACCGTGACCGTAAGGGAAGATACATTAAAGGTTTAAGACTCAAGACAGAATTTATGGAAGAGGACTAATGACAGTAGGTGTGACAGTTAATGACGGCTATTTACTATCCTTTTCTATAGAGTAAAAAAATTAAGTCTATATATAAAGTATAGGAAATGACAGTCTTACCCTGTCACACCATCAAATTCAGCATTGATGGAGGTGGCACGAATGCGTGAAAAAGAAGTAGAGCAGAAACTTGTAAAGGCTGTAAAGCTTGCAGGTGGTTTCTGCATCAAATTTACATCTCCCGGATTTGACGGAGTGCCGGACAGACTGGTTCTTCTTCCAAAAGGGAGAATGGCTTTTATAGAACTCAAGGCTCCTGGCAAGAAACCGAGAGCCTTACAAAAAAGAAGAATGAAACAGTTATCAGCTTTGGGGTTTACCTGCTATGTGGTTGATAACACTGATGTGATTGGGGGTGTCATTGATGAAATACAATCCTCATGATTATCAGACTTATGCAACAAACTTTGTACTGGAACATCCTGTGGCAGCAGTCCTTTTAGAAATGGGACTCGGAAAGAGTGTGATTACCTTAACGGCTGTATTTGAACTTCTCTATAACCGATTTGAAGTTGGAAAGGTTCTGGTCATTGCACCCCTCCGAGTAGCAAGAGATACATGGCCTGCTGAAATAGAAAAGTGGGATCACTTAAAGGGACTGACCTATTCGGTGGTTATAGGTACAGAGTCGGAGCGAAAAGAGGCATTAAGAAAAAGTGCAGGTATTTTTCTTATCAACAGAGAAAATGTGGACTGGCTTATCAACAAGAGTGGCTTTCCATTCGATTTTGATATGGTTGTAATAGATGAATTATCGTCATTCAAGTCGGCATCGGCTAAACGATTCAAGAGCCTTCTTAAAGTAAGACCAAAGGTAAAAAGAATCGTGGGTCTTACAGGAACTCCAAGCAGTAATGGACTTATGGATTTATGGGCAGAGTTCAGAATCCTTGACATGGGAGAAAGGCTCGGAAGATACATCACACATTATCGTATGAATTTCTTTGTGCCGGATAAACGAAATCAGCAGATGATATTTTTCTATAAACCAAGACCTGGTGCGGAAGATGCCATCTACAGACTGATATCGGATATTACGATTTCCATGAAGTCAGCAGATTTCCTAAAAATGCCTGAATGCATTATGAACGAAGTGGAAGTAAAGCTTTCAGAAAAGGAATGGTCTGTATATGACGAATTAAGACAGGAAATGGTGGTGTCTCTAGAAGATGAAGAGATTGATGCTGCAAATGCAACTGCTCTTTCAGGCAAACTTCTGCAGATGGCTAATGGTGCTATCTATAACGAAGAAAAAGAGGTCTTCCATATTCATGACCGTAAGCTTGATGCACTTGAGGACTTAATTGAAGGTGCAAATGGCAAACCTGTACTTGTGGCTTACTGGTATAACCACGATTTGGAGCGAATCAGGGAAAGGTTCAAGGTTCGTGAAATCAAGACTTCAAAGGATATCAGAGATTGGAATAACGGTGATATACCGATTGCCGTAATTCATCCTGCGAGTGCCGGACATGGCTTAAATTTGCAAAGCGGTGGTTCGACCCTTATATGGTTTGGTCTTACTTGGTCATTGGAACTCTATCAGCAGACCAATGCAAGGTTATGGAGACAGGGACAGAAATCCACAGTTGTCATACACCACATTATTTCAAAGGATACCATTGATGAAGATGTGATGAAGGCACTAAGGCTCAAAGAGAAAACACAGACAGATCTTATCGATGCGGTTAAGGCGAGAATCGGAGGTGGTGTGTATGCAAGGCAATGAGTTTTTAAACAGACCTTTTATTCTGAATAATAAAATCAACGACAAGAAGATTAAGCTTGGATTTTACAGAGAATTGTCGTGCAGTCCATCGTCACCGGGGTTCGAAGAGCATTTCTCAAGCAATCCAAATACAAAAGCACCATTTGTCCGCTACTTAGAAAAGATAGATGATCTAGAGCGAGAGATTGTTGAAGATTATAAAAAGCTTGATGAGATTAAAACCGAAGTGGACAATGCAATTGATGTTGTGGAAGATCCAATGGAACAGATGATCCTAAGATATAGGTACTTGGAATTTTTATCAATGCCGGATATTTCTGTTCGAATGCATTACTCACTGCGTTGGACAAAGAAACTACATAGACGTGCATTGGACAGCTTTGAAAGAGGACACCACTAGATCACCCCTAGGCCACTCCCCGTTCATATTGAAATGATGTAGAATGGTATTGTAGAAAAATATATAAAACAACTAAGCCTTTGTAGGAGCAATCCCGCAGAGGCTTTTGTTATGTCCAGATGGAGGTGAAAAAGATGCCAAGAAAACCAAAGAAACCGTGTGGTTATTCTGGCTGTCCTAATTTAACAGAAGGTAGATACTGCAAGGAACATGAAAAACAAATAAACCAATCCTACGAGAAGTATGGCAGAGATAAAGCTGTACGCCGCAGGTACGGACGAGCTTGGAAACGAATCCGTGACAGCTATGTTAAGACGCATCCATTCTGTGAGCTGTGTTTTGAGAAAGGAATCATCGTTCCGGTGGATGAGGTTCATCACAAGTTACCACTGTCAGAAGGTGGAACGCATGACAGAAGCAATCTGATTTCTCTTTGCAAAAGCTGTCATGCCAAGATACATGCCGAACGCGGTGATTATCACGGAAGTAAAAAACATCATGTGTATAAGTATTAAGTGTGTCGGTCTATGACGGCTATTTACTATCCTTTTCTATAGAGATAAAAATTTTATCCTATATATATAATAAAGGAAATGCTGGTCATAGGGTGTCACACTGCGAATTGATGAATGAAAAAGTACCCCAGGGGCGGTCAAAATCTCTAACACCGGGACCAACGTGGAACGGCGTGGGGTCTTGCGTGTGAAAAATGCGAAATCAAAAGGGTAATTAAAGGAGGAATGCAGACGTGCCTACAAAATCGAATAACATCGGTGGCCGTGGTGGTGCAAGACCTGGTGCAGGTCGCAAGAAAACGGCTGTATCCGAGAAAGCAAAGAACGGAAATCCGGGTGGCAGAAAATTAGAAGTCCTGAATATTCCTGAAGTGGAAGGTGTGGAGATGCCAAAGCCGCACGACTTCCTGTCTGCAGAACAGAGAGACGGAAGCGAACTGCAGGCTCATGAAATCTATACGGAAACATGGAACTGGCTAAACAAAATCGGATGCTCATCGAAGGTATCCCCACAGCTATTGGAAAGATATGCGATGTGCTCTGCTCGTTGGATACAGTGTGAGGAGATGACCAATAAGCTAGGTTTTCTTTCTAAGCATCCAACCACACAGAAACCAATCCCATCTCCGTTCATTAACATTGGCATCAACTATATGAACCAGGCCGTAAGGCTTTGGAATGAAATATTTCAGATTGTTAAGGAAAACTGCAGTACGGATTATGATGATGCAGCTCCACAGAATGATCTGATGGAAAGACTCTTAAGAGCAAGGGAGGGCAAATAAAAATGATTGAAAAAGTAAACTCTGGTCACCCGGACAAGGTGGCAGACAGAATTGCAGGTGCCATTGTTGACTTGGCATATGCGACAGAAGAAAATCCAAAGATTGCTGTTGAAGTATTAATTGGACATGGCATTTGCCATGCGATTATCGAAACATCAGCTGTACTTGATGAAACTGATATTGAAAAAGCAATTGCTCGTATTGCAGGCAATGTGAAACCAGATATTGTGATTGTTCCACAGGATAGTCATCTTGCCAGAAATCAGGCAGAGAGCATTCATTGTGGAGATAATGGTGTCTTTCGTGGGATGCCACTTACTGATGAACAGAAGGCATTGTCCCAGATTGCAAGAGATATCTACAAGGTGTATCCATACGATGGAAAGTACATTCTTGATGAGGCAAGACTTATCATCTGTCAGAGCAATGCGAAAAAAGTACACTTAAAGAAAATCTACCGTGAGGCAGAAATCAATCCTCTGGGTGACTGGACTGGTGGCACAGATGTGGATACAGGTGCAACCAACCGTAAGCTTGGTTCTGATATGGCAGACTCCGTTACAGGTGGTGGTCTTCATGGAAAGGACTTATCCAAGGCAGATGTATCTGTAAACATCTATGCTTTCCTTAAAGCACAGAGAACCGGAAAGCCTGTGGAACTTGTATGTGCGATTGGTGACAGTTCTGTTGATGGTATTCCTTATGAAGAGATTGTTGCCCAGGCTAGAGAATATATCACCTCAATCGGTGGCTTTGAGAAGTTTGCCGAATGGGGTCTTTTTTAGAGGTGGCGTATGGGAAAGACAACAACTGAAATGCAGCTTGTAGCTGTTTCAAAACTTATTCCTTATGTAAATAATGCAAGAACCCACTCTGCTGAACAGGTGATGAAACTTCGTTCTTCTCTTCGTGAGTTCGGTTTTATCAATCCTGTAATCATTGACCGAGAGTTCAATGTCATCGCAGGTCACGGAAGAATTCTTGCAGCAAAGGAAGAAGGCATTCTTGAAGTACCGTGTGTGTTCGTTGATTACTTAACTGATGCACAGAAAAAAGCCTACATCCTTGCCGACAACAGAATGGCAATGGATGCAGGCTGGGACGAAGAGTTACTTCGTATTGAAATCGAGGTGCTCCAAGGCGAGGACTTCGATATCGGTCTTACCGGATTTGATGAAAGTGAAATCGCAGACCTTTTTGGTTCTGATGATACTTCCGGTGTGAAAGACGATGATTATGATTTATCAGCTGCACTTGAAAAGGCAGCATTTGTTAAGCGTGGAGATGTATGGACGGTTGGCAGACACAGACTGATGTGTGGTGATGCAACATCAAAAGAAGATGTGGCTACACTTATGGACGGAAAGAAAGCCAACCTTATCGTAACCGATCCACCGTATAATGTAGCATTTGAAAGTTCCGATGGCTTATCCATCAAGAACGATAAAATGGCAAATGACAAATTCTATGAGTTTCTCCTTTCTGCTTTCAGGAACATGGCCGAGCATCTTGAAAAAGGTGGCTCGGCTTATGTGTTCCATGCAGACACAGAAGGTCTTAATTTCAGAAAGGCTTTCATCGATGCAGGCTTTCATTTGTCCGGCTGCTGTATCTGGGTAAAGAACTCACTTGTTCTTGGACGCTCGGATTATCAGTGGCAGCATGAACCTGTGCTTTATGGTTTCCTTCAAAACGGAAAACACTACTGGAGTTCAAAGGCAGGAAGAAGTCAGACTACCATTTGGAACTTTGATAAGCCTAAAAAGAATAAGAACCATCCAACATCAAAGCCTCTTGATTTGCTTGCCTACCCAATCGGTAATTCAAGTCAGGAAAATGCAATCGTTGTTGATACCTTTGGTGGCAGTGGTTCAACTCTTATGACCTGTGAGCAGACAAATCGTATCTGCCACACGATGGAACTTGATGAAAAGTACGCATCCGTTATTCTTCGAAGATATGTGGAAGACACGGGAGATGCTAATGGTGTATTTGTAATCAGAGATGGAGAGAAGATTCCATACTCTGCTTTAGTTAAGGAAGTGGAGGGATTGGATGACACAACAGAATAATTTGACCCTTGGGAGTCTGTTTGATGGCTCTGCAGGGTTTCCTTTAGGAGGCTTGCTTTCCGGTATCACCCCACTCTGGGCATCGGAAATCGAGCCTTTTCCTATTCGTGTAACAACGAAAAGACTGCCACAGATGAAACACTATGGAGATATTTCTGCCATGAATGGTTCAGAGATACCACCCGTGGATATCATCACATTTGGAAGTCCATGCCAGGATATGTCCGTGGCCGGCAAAAGAAATGGTCTTGATGGTTCTCGTTCAAGTCTGTTCTATGAGGCAGTCAGAATCATTAAAGAAATGAGGTGCAAAACCAATGGAAAATATCCAAGATTTATCGTCTGGGAAAATGTCCCCGGAGCATTCTCAAGCAACAAAGGTGAAGACTTCCGATGCGTCCTTGAAGAAATCTGCAAAATCAAAGACGAACAGTTGTCAGTGCCTAGATCTTCAAAATGGCAGAACGCAGGAAAAATCCTGGGAGATGGTTTCTCAGTCGCTTGGAGACAGCTTGATGCTCAATTTTGGGGAGTACCCCAGAGAAGAAAACGTATCTACCTTGTCGCAGATTTTGCAGGCTGGTGTGCCGGAAAAATACTATTTGAGTCAGAAGGCTTGTCTGGGTATTCTTCGAAGAGCATCTGCCCGTGGAAAGAAACTGCCAGAAGTTCTGGAGAAGGCACTGAAGAAACAGGCTTTGACAGCTTAATGTTTGAGAACCACTCACAGGACTCAAGGTATACGGGGCCTCTTGATGTGGCACAGACAGTTTCATCAACTTTTGGAACGGGAGGCAATAATCAGCCGTTCGTGGTTCATACACCAAAGACACTCAAAATAAGAAGTGGCTGCGAAGGTGGTGGCAAAGGTGCTTTGATACAGGATAACAAATCAGCTACCCTTGGATGCAACAATGATCAGACATTGTTTGTACCAAAGGTGTATGGCATCTGTGCCAAGGACAGCAATGCGATGAAATCACCAAACCCTAACAGTGGTTTCTATGAGGCTCAAACGAGCAGATGCCTTGATGGAAATGGTGGCAATCCATCATGCAATCAGGGTGGCATGGCTGTTATTGAGGGCAATGGTTCAAGACCATCCCACAAAGGTTATGGCTACAAGGAATCCGATGTGATGTACACCTTAAATGCAACCGAACAGCACGGAGTTGCATATGGTATTGGAAGACCTGCTATGAACCAGGGATACAATGCTAAGTTCAGCTTTCAGGTTGAAGAAGAAGTTGAACCTACTCTTGTGGCAGCAGGAGCAAGTGGTGTTGCTCATCCGGTATTCAGTTCAAGTAAGGCATCATTCTTTACAACAGCTGAAGAGGAACTTGCAAATACACTCGTGGCTACTGACTACAAGGACCCACCGATTGTAAATGACAGTCCAAACTATGGATTTTACCCACAGATGAAAGCCGAATGCATCACATTCACGGAAGAAAAAAGTGGCTGTCTTGTAAATGGAACAAATCCCGGATTTCAGAACGGTATTCTTGAGCAGGACTATATCGTTAGAAGACTTACTCCAACGGAATGTGCAAGGCTACAAGGTTTTCCTGACTGGTGGTGTGATGACCTTGGAACAGAAGAACCTACCGATGAGGAGATTGCACTGTGGAAGGGTATCTTTGAAACTCATGCAAAAGCACTCGGTAAGGATATAAAACCAAAGACTGATTCACAGATTAGAAAGTGGTTAATAAATCCCCACTCCGATTTTGCAGAATACAAGATGTGGGGCAACGGTGTGGCACTTCCTAACGTAGTATTTGTGCTTTCAGGCATTGTGTATTACTCACAGTTTCCTACAGAATAATCGGCAGATACTCTTTACACAAACAACTTGATATATGTACCTTTTAGAGTGATATATGGTACTACCAAAAAACAAAGGAGGTACATCAGATGGTACTACATTTTAATGTAAAGGGCGAAAGCCGAAAAGCAATGGTCAAGGCAATTGAAAAGGAACTCGGTGTAAAAGCCAGATACCTTGGAGTTCCAAGCTGCTCTTATGAAGTAGGAAACTACATCGTAGGAAAGAACGGAGAACTTGAATTTGCTGATGACTTAGGTATGGAAGAAACATCGGGCATCATTGATGCCTGCGTGATGGCTACAGGGGTTTCACCCAAAGAATGGGAAAACAATACGGACGAACCGGAAAGCGAGCCACAGGGCGAAATTACGGGGGTTACGGTGGCAATGCCGATTGACAAGGTTAAGGTCGGAAACCTTACGGCACTTATTGATTCCAAAGCCGGACTTATTAAGAAGGCACTTGGCATTGCTGATCTTGGCATCAGCATTGATGAGGATAAGGTTTCCTTCCCTTGGTTCTCCACAGAGATAGAACCTGAAACACTGCAGACCTACACCAGATTCATTGCAGCACTTTGTAAGATGAGTGTGAATCAGAAAAGAATCCAAGCTAAGGATAAGAAAGTCGACAACGAGATATATGCATTCAGATGTTTCCTTTTAAGACTTGGATTTATCGGTAACGAATACAAGGCAGATAGAAAGATTCTGCTTAAGAATCTTCAAGGCTCTGCAGCATTCAAGAACGGTACGAAGGGAGGCGAAGAATAATGTTCTTTCCAAGCAGAGATATCGTTGAAAGAGTGAAAAAGGAATATCCGGCTGGAACAAGAGTTGAACTTGTAAGAATGGATGATTTCCAAGCACCACCGATTGGAACGAAGGGTACGGTCAGAGGTGTTGATGATACTGCAAGCATTATGGTTGCATGGGATAACGGCAGCAGTTTGAATGTGGTCTACGGTGAGGATAAATGCCGTAAGATCACTAAAGAATAAAGCACAGAAATACACAGATTTTATATTAAAAGATTGTGTAGAATATAGTGCTAATTAACTTGATATAGTGTGCTTTTAGAGTGATATATAGTACTACGAAAAGGGAATACACACCAAACGGAGGTACATAGAATGAACGAAAAAATCACACATCAGATTGAAGAAATGAAAAAGCAGACCATCGGAGTTGAGGTTGAGATGAACAATATCACAAGAGAGCGAGCTGCAAAGCTTGCTGCCGAATACTTCGGAACTGGACGCTATGAAAACACAGCATCAAGAAACGGCTACATGACCTGGTCAGCATGGGATGGACAAGGCAGAGAATGGAAATTCCAGAAGGACGTAAGCATTGCCGGGGACGATGCACATAAATGCGAAATGGTAACCCCAATCCTTAAATACGAGGACATGGAAATCTTGCAGGAGCTGATTAGAAAGCTTCGCAAGGCAGGAGCCAAGAGCGATGCAACAAGAGGATGTGGTGTTCACATCCATATCGGAGCAAACGGCCACACGCCACAGACCATGAGAAACCTTGCAAACATCATGGCAAGCCACGAAAGTCTAATAGCTGATGCACTTGACCTTGACAGAGGAAGAATGAACAGATACTGCAGAACAGTTGACCCAAGATTTTTAGAGCAGCTCAATAAGAAGAAACCAAAGACTATGAGCAAGCTTGCAGACATTTGGTACGGCACACAGGGTTGCAACTACGGACGTAGCCAACATTACAACGATAGCCGATACCATATGCTTAACTACCATGCAACCTTTACCAAAGGAACAATCGAGTTCAGACTTTTCCAATTTGATGCACCTGCTGACGGAAAGCAGAACGGACTTCATGCCGGACAGCTTAAAAGCTACATTCAGCTTTGCCTTGCACTTAGCCAGCTTGCAAAGGAAATGAGAACAGCAAGTCCAAAACCACAGCAGAATGAAAATCCAAAATACGCAATGAGAACATGGCTCTTAAGACTTGGGTTCATCGGGGATGAATTCAAAACAGCAAGAGACCTGCTTACAAGAAGACTTGCAGGAGATACAGCATTCAGAACTGCAAGGAGATAGCCTTGTAACACCTTAATAAACAAAGTCGACCACTTCGGTGGTCTTAAGGTGGTAGAAGGGTGTCCCCTTCAGAAAGGATGGAAACCATATGAGAAAACGATACTACATTGCCTATGGCAGTAACCTCAACATTCCACAGATGCGAATGCGATGTCCTGGAGCAAGGATAATTGGAACATCAGTCATTGAAGACTATCAGCTTTTGTTCAAAGGCAGCAAGACAGGTTCTTACCTTACCATTGAACCAAAGGAAGGTGCGACAGTTCCTGTTGCTGTATGGGAAGTAACCGAGCAGGACGAATTGTCACTTGATCGATACGAAGGATATCCGAACTTCTATTACAAAACGGAAATGACCCTGGATATCAAAGGTATCAGAACCGGAAAGATTCGCAGAAGACAAGCCTTTGTCTACATCATGCATGAAGAACGAGAACTCGGAATACCAAGCTGGTTCTATGTGAACACCTGCCTTGATGGATACCGAGCATTCGGATTTGAAGAACAGTACCTTTTTGATGCAATCGAAGTAAGCAGGAGGGATTCACATGAAGACTGAAAAAACAAGAACAGCTATATGCCCTAAGTGTGGCAAGGAATATCACGGGCATCCGGCTCTTTCAAGAACAGACAACACCACTTACATCTGCCCCGACTGTGGCACGAGAGAGGCTCTTGAGAGCATCGGTGTTGCCAGGGACGAGCAGGACGAGATTATTGCTACAATCCATAGTCACACAAGATAACAGAGAAAAGAATATAAGCTTTTTCAGGGCTCCACAGGGGTCCTTTTTTCGTGGAGGTGAGACAAGTGCGAAAGCTTAAGAATTATAAGCCGACAAGGTTTATGGCAGAAGATTCTCACTACGATGAGTATGAGGCCAATTTTGCTGTAGCCTTTATCGAAGAACTGTGTCACACCAAGGGTACATGGGCAAGAAAGAAATTCAAGCTTATGGACTGGCAGGAACAGATTATAAGAGATGTGTTCGGTGTCATCAAGCCTAATGGATACAGACAGTTCAATACGGCTTATGTTGAGATTCCCAAAAAGAATGGCAAGAGTGAACTTGCAGCAGCCATTGCCCTGCTCCTACTTTGTGAAGGAGAAGAGCGTGGAGAGATTTATTCATGTGCTGCTGATAAAAACCAGGCAAAAATCGTATTCGATGTTGCAGCTGATATGGTTCGTTTCTCGCCATCTCTGAATAAGAGAATTAAGATTCTGGAATCACAGAAAAAACTTATTTATTATCCAACCAACAGTACCTACCAGGTGTTGTCGGCAGATGTTTCAAACAAGCATGGCTTTAATACACACGGTGTTATTTTTGATGAACTTCATACCCAGCCTAATCGTAAATTATATGATGTGATGGTGCAAGGGTCAGGAGATGCAAGAATGCAACCTCTGTTTTTCATTATTACAACAGCAGGAAATAATACAGAGAGTATCTGCTATGAAGTACATCAGAAGGCACTTGATATTATGGAGGGTAGAAAACATGATACTACATTCTACCCCGTAATCTATGGTGCAAGTGTTGATGAGGATTGGACAGATCCCAATGTGTGGCTCAAAGCCAATCCGAGTCTTGGTGAAACAATTCAGATGGATAAGGTAATAGCAGCCTGTGACTCTGCAAAGCAGAATCCTGGCGAAGAGAATGCATTCCGACAGCTTAGGCTTAACCAATGGGTAAAACAGTCCATCAGGTGGATGCCTATGGAAAAATGGGATGCCTGCAATTTCAAATTCAGTGAAGATGACCTTGAAGGACGTGTTTGTTATGGTGGCTTGGACTTATCAAGCACAACCGACATCACGGCTTTTGTACTTGTATTCCCGCCAATGGATGAGGATGACAAGTTTGTGGTTCTGCCATACTTCTGGGTACCGGAAGACACGCTGGACTTGCGAGTCCGAAGGGACCATGTTCAGTATGACCTTTGGGAACGACAGGGATATCTTCAAACCACAGAAGGAAATGTGGTTCATTACGGATATATAGAACAGTTCATTGAGAAACTTGGTGAAAGGTTCAATATCAAAGAAATCGCATTTGACCGTTGGGGTGCTGTACAGATGGTTCAGAACCTTGAAGGTATGGGATACACAGTTGTTCCATTCGGACAGGGATTTAAGGATATGAGTCCACCAACCAAGGAACTGATGAAACTTGTGCTTGAAAAGAAAATAGCCCATGGTGGGCATCCGGTTCTCAGATGGAATATGGACAACATCTTTATTCGTACAGACCCGGCAGGAAATATTAAGGCTGACAAGGAAAAGTCTACGGAAAAAATTGATGGTGCGATAGCAACTATTATGGCACTTGATAGAGCAATCCGATGTGGAAATGTAAACACTGAATCGGTCTACGATACAAGAGGTTTACTTGTCTTCTGATTTTTCGATGACAAGCTTACCGTTTTCACAATGGATAGTAACTTTATCTCCAGTATGAAAGCCTAGATTTTCAAGCCACATACCGTTGATACGAAGTGCTGGTACTTCTTTATTGTTGTACCCACCTACAGATGAAACAGTAAGATTTCGTTCTGCTTTGAATGGACGTTTTCTAGGTGTTTTATCTGCACCACGGGTTTTGACAAAATCAACATCATATGTATACATTAGCAATCAACTCCTTTCTTTTGGGAAATTATAAAAACAATGGAGGAAAAAACGATGAGTATTTTTTCGGGATTATTTAGGACAAGAGATGCTCCTACCAACCGAACAAGCGGTAGTGCTTATTCATTCTTCATGGGTGGAAGTACTGCCGGGAAGAATGTAAATGAGCGAAGTGCCATGCAGATGACAGCGGTTTATGCCTGCGTCCGTATCCTTTCGGAGGCTATCGCAGGATTGCCACTTCATGTCTATCATTATAACGATGATGGTGGAAAAGAAAAAGCATTAAATCATAATCTCTATCATTTGCTGCACGATGAACCGAACCCTGAAATGACAAGCTTTGTTTTCAGGGAAACACTCATGACACATCTCCTTTTGTGGGGTAATGCCTATGCGCAAATCATAAGGAATGGTAAGGGTGAGATTATCGCAATCTATCCATTGATGCCGAACCGTATGAGAGTTGACCGAGATGAACACGGATATCTGTATTACGAATATCAGGTAAGTCAGGATGATGCACCTACTAACAAGGGTTCTTCAGTAAGACTTGCACCTGATGAAGTTATGCATATTCCTGGACTTGGCTTTGATGGCTTGGTAGGGTACTCACCTATTGCTATGGCCAAGAATGCTATCGGTCTTGCAATCGCAGCTGAAGAGTACGGTAGTAAGTTTTATGCTAATGGTGCTGCTCCAAGTGGGGTGCTTGAGCATCCGGGAACACTGAAAGACCCATCAAAGGTAAGGGATAGTTGGTCACAAACTTTTGGTGGTAGCTCAAATTCGCATAAAGTGGCTGTTTTGGAAGAAGGAATGAAGTATACACCGATTTCCATTTCTCCGAACGAAGCACAGTTTTTAGAAACAAGAAAATTTCAGATAGACGAGATTGCTCGAATTTTCAGAGTACCTCCACACATGGTAGGTGACCTTGAGAAGTCGAGCTTTTCTAATATTGAGCAACAGTCACTTGAATTTGTGAAATACACTCTTGATCCTTGGGTTTCAAGATGGGAACAGAATATGGCTCGTTCTCTGTTAACAGCAGAGGAGAAACAGAATTATTTTATCAAGTTTAATGTAGACGGACTTCTTCGTGGTGACTATCAAAGCCGTATGAACGGATATGCCACTGCAAGACAGAACGGATGGATGTCTGCCAATGATATAAGGGAACTTGAGAATCTCGACAGGATTCCTACTGAACTCGGTGGTGACCTTTACCTTATCAACGGTAACATGACCAAGCTTGAAGATGCAGGTATCTTTGCTACAAGCCCGGATACATCAGACGGAGAGGAGAAGACAGATGAAGAACAAGAAGTTCTGGAACTGGAAGAGTCGAAAAACTCTGAACCAGGCAAACGAAGAAGTCGCAGAACGAGTACTTGAGTTGCACGGAACAATTGCCGAAGAAAGTTGGTTTGATGATGATGTCACACCACAGCTTTTCAAGGATGAGTTAAATGCCGGAAGTGGAGATATTACTGTATGGATTAATTCTCCGGGTGGAGACTGTGTGGCTGCGGCTCAAATCTACAATATGCTCACACAGTACAAAGGAAATGTCACAGTGAAGATTGATGGTATTGCAGCATCGGCAGCATCGGTTATTGCGATGGCAGGAAACACAGTGCTTATGTCACCTGTTTCCATGATGATGATTCATAACCCTGCAACCGTAGCATTCGGTGACCATGCAGAAATGCAGAAGGCTATCGATATGCTTGCAGAAGTGAAAGAGTCCATCATCAATGCCTATGTGATTAAGACTGGTCTTTCAAGATCAAAGCTTAGTCACTTGATGGATGCCGAAACCTGGATGGATGCCAACAAGGCCGTTGAGCTTGGCTTTGCTGATGACATCATTATGAGAGCAGAAACAAAACCGAATATCAATCCCGAAGAAGCGGATCAAGAAGAAAGCACCGAAGAGAAGGAAAAGAAACCTTCTGACTCGATGCTTTTTTCACGCAAGGCAGTTAACAACGCTCTTATGAACAAACTGGAAAAATACTATGTCCAGCCTAAAGAAACAGTAACAAAGCAGGCAGAGATTTCTTCGCCTGCAAACCATGGCACTCCTGCTAAAGAGATTAAGGAGCGTCTGGACTTTATTAAGAAATTCATTTAAGGAGGAATTCTATTATGACTATTAAGGATTTAATCGAAAAAAGAGCAAAAGTGTGGGAAACTGCAAAGAACTTTGTGGAAACTCACGAAGACAAGAATGGTGTGCTTTCCGATGAGGATACAACAACCTACAACAAGATGGAGAAGGAAATTGAGGATTTGACAGCTGCTATCGACCGTCAGCAGAGAGCAGAACGCAGAGAAGCAGAACTTGCAAAGCCTGTTAATTCTCCGATTACCGGTAAGCCTTTTATGGGTGATGCCAAGGAAGTAAAGAAGGGTCGTGCTTCCGATGCTTATAAGGATGCGATGCTTTCTGCAATGCGTTCTAATTTCCGTAATGTAAGCAATGTACTTCAGGAAGGTGTAGATGCCGATGGTGGCTACCTTGTGCCGGAAGAGTATGACCGCAGACTTATTGATGTGCTTGATGGTGAGAACATCATGCGTAGCCTTGCTACAAAGATTACTACTGCAGGTCAGCACAAAATCAACATCGCAGCTACCAAGCCTGCAGCAGCATGGATTGAGGAAGGTGGAGCATTATCTTTTGGTGATGCAACATTCGACCAGATTTATCTTGATGCCTACAAGCTTCATGTAGCAATCAAGGTTACTGAAGAGTTGCTTTATGACAATGCCTTCGGTCTTGAAAACTACATCATCACTCAGTTCGGTAAGGCTTTAGCAAATGCCGAAGAGGATGCATTCCTTAACGGTAACGGTACTGGAAAGCCTACTGGTATCTTCGCAGCAAACGGTGGTGGTCAGATTGCAGCAACTCTTACTGCAGCTATCAAGTCCGATGACCTTATCGATTTGGTATATGGCCTTAAGAGACCTTATCGTAAGAACGCATCTTTCATCATGAATGATGCAACACTTGCTTCTATCAGAAAGCTTAAGGATAACAACGGAGCATATATCTGGCAGCCTTCTTACAAGGAAGGAGAACCTGACAGGGTGCTTGGCTATGCTGTTCACACTTCTGCTTTTGCACCTACAAATGCGATTGCATTCGGTGATTACAGCTACTACAACATCGGTGACCGTGGTTCTCGTTCTTTTGCAGAACTTCGTGAACTTTTCGCTGGTAACGGCATGGTTGGTTATGTAGCCAAGGAAAGAGTCGATGGTAAGCTTATCCTTCCTGAAGCAGTACAGATCTTAAAGCTTAAGGAAGAAACTGCATCTGCTAAGGGTTAAGAATAATTAAGTGTGACACCCTATGACGGCTATTTACTATCCTTTTCTATAGGTATAAAAATTAAAGCCTATATATAGATATAGAGAATGCCAGTCATAAGGTGTCACTGTTTATTAGGTGGTGATAGATATGATTGTAAATCTTGATGAGATGAAGGGTTACCTTCGAGTGGACTTTGATGACGATGATGCTCTTATCGAAAGTTTTATTACAACCGGGCAGAATCTCTGTGCAGATATTGCTAGGTTAACCAATGATGAATTGGATGAAATTCCATCATCCAAGATTGCTGTCATGTACGCAGTTGCCTATCTGTATGAACACAGAGAAGATGCAGATCATCATCAGCTGACCATTTCCCTTCGCTCTCTGCTTGAGGGTGTAAGAAGGAGTGTGTTCTGATGAATATAGCGCTTATCAATGTGAAGATTACAATACAAAAGAATGAAACTGTTGTAGATGACATCGGCAATCATAAGAATAACTGGACTGACTATCACACCTGCTTTGCAACCATAAGTGGCGAAGGTGGTTCTAAAAAGAGTGTGGCTGGTCTTATCGTAGATGATTCTGATATTTCATTTACGGTCAGATACTGCAAAGCACTCGCAGACCTGGATATTACAAAGTATAGAGTTCTTTTTGAAGGCTATTTATATAATATCGTGTCTGTTGACCACATGAACTACAAGAAGAAATGCCTGAAACTGAAATGTGAGAAAGTGAGGAGATAGTGATGGCAAATGTAAAGATTGATAACCTTGCAGATGAAATCATGAACGGCCTCAAGGAGTATGCTGATCTGGCCACAGATGATTTGAAGAAATCTGTAAGGAAGGCAGGAAATACAGTAAGGAAAGATATCGCTGCATCTGCTCCAAAGGATACGGGTGCCTATGCGAAGAGCTGGTCGGTCAAGAAAACGAAGGAAACTTCAAATTCACTTGAACTGACAGTGCATTCCAAGAACAGATATCAGCTTGCCCACCTTCTTGAGCACGGTCACGCAAAACGTGGCGGCGGAAGAGTGGCTGCAAGACCTCACATTGCCCAGGCAGAAGAGAATGCGATTGAAACATTGGAAACAGAAATCGCAAGAGCACTTGGAGGTATGTGATGGAAGAACTGTTACAAATCATTAAGGAGATGGACATTCCGTTTGCATATGACCATTTTGCAGAGGGAGAAAGTCCAGATCCACCGTTTATCTGTTATCTCTTGCCCAGCAGTGATAACTTCGCAGCTGACGGAAGAGTGTATCTGAAGGTAAACGAAGTTCATATAGAACTGTATACCGATTTGAAGGACTTGTCGGTAGAACAGAAAGTTGAATCTGTGCTTGACAGTCACGGCATTTTTTATGACCGTTTGGAAACATGGATTGAGAGTGAAAAGATGTATGAAGTCCTGTATTCATTTGAAATGGAGGCTTAGATTATGGCGAATAAAGTAAAATATAACCTTAAAAACGTCCATGCAGCAAAGCTGACAAGGACAGAAGAAGGTGGCTATTCCTATGAAACACCAAGAGCAATTCCTGGTGCAGTAAGTATCAGCTTGGATGCAGAAGGTGATACTTCTCCGTTCTATGCAGATGGTATCGTGTATTTCCGTTCTGTATCTAACAACGGTTATAGCGGAGATTTAGAGATTGCTCTTATTCCAGAATGGTTTAGAACTGACATACTTAAGGAAGAACTTGATAAGAATGGTGTTCTTGTTGAGAACTCTAAGATTGCTGAGATGGAGAAGTTTGCCTTGTTATTTGAATTTGATGGTGATGCGAAGTGCATCCGTCATGTCATGTATAACTGCACAGCATCTCGTCCATCCATTGAATCTGAAACTAAAGAGGATACAATTGAACCGGGAACAGAGAAACTTTCACTGACGGCGGATCCAAGAGAAGACGGTCTTGTAAAGAGTAGAACCGGAGATACAACTACGGATGCAACCTACAACGATTGGTACAAGGCAGTCTATGTTCCAGTAGCAAAGACCGCTTCTGCATCATCTGCTTCGACAGGAGGTAAATAATTATGCTGAAGAAAGTAATTAATGTTGGTGGTAAAGAAGTTGCATTCCGTTCCTCTGCCACTGTTCCAAGATTATATCGTGCAAAGTTCAAACGAGATATCTTCAAAGACTTAGCAAAGTTGGAAAGTTCCTATAAAGGTAGTAAGGAAGAGGGAGAAGAGTTTGCTATTGATGATTTGGAAATCTTCGAGAATGTTGCATATATCATGGCATATCATGCGGATAACACTATCCCGGATAATATCGATGATTGGCTTGACCAGTTTGAGATGTTTTCTATTTATGAAGTACTGCCAGAGATTCTTGCTCTTTGGGGAACGAACCTTATCACGGACATTGACTCTAAAAAAAACTTAAAAAAAGTAGCAGGGAGATGACAACACCCTTGTTCCTTTTGCGTTGCTTAGAAATCGGTCTTTCCATCCAAGACTTGGATTATCTGACCATTGGTATGGTAATGGATATTTGGACAGAGAAAGGAAACGATTCTCTAAAATATGATAATCTTGCAACGCAGGAGGATTTTGATAAGTTTTAATGGCTCGGAAGATACCGAGCTTTTCTTATGCAATTTTTGAAGGAGGTAGACGCCAATGGCAAACAGAATCAAGGGTATCACTGTCGAAATTGGCGGTGATACTACCAAGCTACAGACAGCTCTTAAAGGAGTTAACGGTCAGATTAAAAATACGCAATCTGCATTAAAAGATGTAGAAAAGCTGTTAAAACTTGATCCGACTAATACAACACTTCTTGCGCAGAAGCAGAAACTTCTGACACAGGCAATTGGAGAAACCAAGGAAAAATTAGCAAGCCTTAAGACAGCAGCACAACAGGCAAATGAACAATTGCAGAAGGGTGAGATTTCAAAGGAGCAGTATGATGCTCTTCAACGTGAGATTGCCGAGACGGAAGTAGAACTTAAAAAGCTGGAGTCACAGGCATCCAAGACCAATCAGACACTTACAAAAATCGGAGAAGCGGGATCAAAAGTAGAATCCTTTGGTAATGGTATTACGAATGCAGGAAAGAAAGTATCTGTAGCATCTGCTGCGGTAACGGGTTTAGGTGTTGCTTCTGTAAAGACAGCAGCAGACTTTGAAAGTTCCATGAGCCAAGTTCAGGCTACTATGGGAATTACAAAAGATTCCATGTCAAAACTTGATGGACAGTCCGTAAATACAATGGATGCACTGTCCAATCTTGCAAAAGAGATGGGAGCTAAAACTGCGTTTTCTGCTAGCGAATGTGCGGAGGCTCTAAACTACCTTGCTCTTGCCGGATATGATACGCAAGAGATGGCTGATACACTCCCGACTGTACTTAACCTTGCGGCAGCCGGAGGACTTGATCTTGCATCAGCATCCGACATGGTCACTGACGCGATGTCTGCCCTTGGAATGAAAACCTCTGATGCAAACAAGATGGTGGATCAAATGGCGAAGACCGCATCAAGCACAAATACATCGGTAGGACAGCTTGGTGAAGGAATCTTAACTATTGGTGCAACAGCAAAGACAGTCAAAGGTGGAACTGCAGAATTAAATACAGCACTTGGTATCTTGGCGAATAATGGTATCAAGGGAGCGGAAGGCGGTACGCATCTTCGTAACGTCATTCTGTCATTGCAGAATCCTACAGATAAGGCAGCCCAACAGATGGATGCCTTGGGCGTTTCTGTATTTGATTCGGAAGGAAATATGAGAAGCCTGAACGACATCTTAGGTGAACTGAATAAGAGCATGGACGGTATGACAGCAGAGGAAAAGGCAAATATCGTCAGCAAAATCTTTAATAAAACAGACCTTTCTTCCGTAAATGCTCTGCTCGCAAACACAGGTGATACCTGGACAGATTTGCAGACTGCTATTGAAAACAGTGGTGGAGCAGCACAGCAGATGGCGGATACTCAGCTTGATAACTTATCTGGCCAGCTTACAATCTTAAAGTCTGCAATAGAAGGTTTTGCAATTTCCATTGGTGATGCACTTGTGCCAATGATTAAAACCATCGTAGCAAAGATTCAGTCCTTCGTGGATTGGCTGAATAATCTTGATGAGGGTACAAGACAGGTCATTGTAAAAGTTGGACTTTTTGTTGCAGCTTTAGGTCCTTTTCTTGTGATCCTTGGCACGGTCATATCCAAAGTCGGTGTGGCCATGCAGGCATTTAGCAAGCTGGGACTGAAACTGACAAGTCTTGTGAGTAATGCCGGAGGAGTATCTGGTATCATGGGAAAAGTTGGTGCTGCTATTGGAGGTATCTCTGCTCCCGTGGTTGCAGTTGTGGCTATCCTAGCAGTACTCGTTGCAGCTTTTGTGCATCTGTTGAGAACGAATGAGGATTTCAGAAACAGCATTATTGCCATCTGGGAGAGAATCAAATCTGTATTCAGTGGCTTTGCACAGGGCATTACAGACAGGCTGAACGCATTAGGATTCGATTTCCAGAATTTCAAGGAAGTAGTATCTGCCATTTGGAACGGACTTTGTAACTTCCTTGCTCCGGTTTTTGAAGGAGTGTTCACGCAGATCGCTAATATCCTAGTAGCTGTTCTTGGGGTAATCACAGGAATTTTAGATGTATTTATTGGAATCTTCACGGGCAACTGGTCACAAGTATGGGAAGGTGTCAAAGGAATCTTTGGTTCGGTATGGGATTTTATCAAGAATACATTTACCAACTATATGAACGTTATTAAGAATGTGGCAAATGTCGTGCTTGGATGGTTCGGTACATCATGGAATGAAGTATGGACTGGTATAAAAGATTTCTTCGTAAATCTGTGGACAGGCATCACAACCTTCTTTACAAATCTGTGGGAGGGGATTAAGAATACAGTAAAGACTGCGATTATGTTCATAGCAGCACTCTTTGAGTCAGCTTTTGATATCATTACTTTGCCGTTTCGATTCATTTGGGAGAACTGTAAGGAAATCATTATTGCAGTTTGGGATGCAATCAAGTCAAAGGTTACTACGGTCATCAATGTTGTAGCTACCGTGATAAAAACAGTGCTAAATGCTATTAAAACCGTATTCACAACTGTATGGAATGCGATAAAAACGGTAGTTACTACGGTTGTAAATGCTATCAATACAGTGATTACTACAGTATTCAACGCAATCAAAAATACAGCGACAACGGTGTGGAATGCGATTAAAACAGCAATCACAACACCAATCAATGCTGCGAAGAGTACCATATCGACCGTGTTTAATTCAGTGAAAAATACTGTATCTTCGGTGTTCAACAGTATCAAGTCCGTAACGACATCCATTTGGAATGGAATCAAAACGTCAATCACATCACCCATTGAATAAACTACAACCATTGCAGGGGCATATAGACCTATGCCTGCTGTCATCAAAGCTCCTAGTATAAAGAATATCACTATTGCAACTATAAGCTTAGCACCATGTAGTCCTAAAGCAGTACCACCTATTGGTAATACTTTTAAAGTAGATAGTAGTAGCATTACTGCTGATATAAAAAGTGCTACTCCCATTATTATTTGTATCTTCTTTTCATCAGTTCTAGCTATAACTCCAGCTCCAAGATATGAACCTACAACAGCTGCTGCTATCAAAGATACTAAAGTTATCGGCTCAACTTTTGTAGCCTGTATAAATATAATTGCTTCACATAAAACAGGTAGCGTACAAGCAACATTAAGTGTTGCAGGTATCTGCTTATCTGTTATATTACTTTTAAAAGCTTTGAATAAAAACACTGTAGGAGCAAATGCACCTATTCCTAATGTATCGAAAAAGTTAGTTGAAAAACCTATTAATGCAGGCTTCCAAGCCTTTTCTTTTTCTAATCTGCCGTTTTTCTTTGCAGATATCTGATCCTTAAAAAATACGATTCCAAATCCTACTACTGCAACGTACAGTAATATCTGTAATACTCTTATCATTTTATACCTTCCCCTATTTGTTAATTTTTTAATCATCTCCAGACAATAATATACATTAATTCCTGAAAAATAAGCACTTTTATATATAAATAATAAAACATTTAAATCGCTTACTGTTTATCCACTTACAGTTAGCAATTATTGCAAATATATTTCATCATACAAACTATCAAGTTTAACAGTTAAATCTTCTTTTACTCTATACTTATTTCTCATACTTTTCTATATAAGACCACTATTTAATATCTTCTTATTTTATAAAAATTACTTATCCATTTAACATCAACATTCAGGAAACAGAATCTATTTTATTCTGTTATATTCTTTTTAACATATTTACTACCATCTCTTTAGAGTTTATAGCGGCTATCTTTACAAATTCATCATAAGTCATTTCCGCTGAATTATCTGCTTTGTCGGATATAGCTCTAATTATTACAAATGGAGTATTATTTAAATAAGCAACGTGTGCTATAGCTCCACCTTCCATCTCACAGCAATATCCGTCAAAATCACTTCTTAATGCATTTTTTGTTTCATTGTCAGCTACAAACTGATCTCCCGTAACAACTCTTCCCTTATATGCATTAAATTTTAACTTTTCTTCTTTAAAAGCATCATATGCAGCATCTATCAGTCTTGAATCGGCAGTGAATATAGAAGTTTCCATTCTAGGTATTGTTCCTTTTGGATCTCCAAGAGGTGAAGCATCTACATCATACTCTACTGCATCTGTAGATATAACGATATCATTGATATCAAGTTTTTCGTATAAAGCTCCAGCAACGCCTGTATTAATAACAGCGTCTACTTTAAATTCACTTATTAATATTTGAGTACACATTGCGGCATTTACCTTTGCAATACCACATTCAACAACTACTATATCCTTGCCCTCTATTTTACCTTCATAAAAAGAAAGCCCAGCAACTGTTTTCATCTCTCTGCCCTCAAGCATAGAAGTAAGTTCTTTTACTTCCTCTTCCATAGCACCTATAACACCTATTTTTTTCATATTATCGTATACAATTTGTATACTATTCACCCCTTTCACTGCTTAAATATTCACCAAAAATCATAGTGCTTTGAAAAACTGGCTCTTTGTCAAATAACGTTGATGAAGTCAATATTTAATTTTTAAAGGCAGCATCTAATACAGTTTTCATGTATAGATGCTGTTTTTAAATTACTTGTATTTTTTCTCTTAGTAATACTCTTAATCTTAAATTTTTAAAACTTCTAAATCCAAAGGATACTCTTTTGAGTACTTTAATGGTATTATTCTTACCCTCAACTCTAGCATTTGTATATTTTGTAATTAGTGCATTTAATACGTACTGTTTTTTATCCTTCAAAGATTTAAGGCTTGTTCTAAAGCATGAAGGACAGTCTTTTAAATCCTTTGATAGCA